AATGTAGTCTGAAAGATAATTACAGGCGCATACAGGAAAAAGCTGAACGTTACAAAGAGGTTAGTTATGAGTACCTGATCAGTGGCAAACATCTTAACTCAAACCGTACGAAAGTAGATGATAACACCATTAAAATTTTTGAAAGTCTTTTTGCAGGCCAAACCTACAAACCTAATTTTACTGAAGCAGCTGCTGCATACGATTCTTTTATTAATGGCTACACAGAAATTATAAATAACTCCACCGGCGAACTTTACAACCATAAAGAGTTCCCGAAACTTTGCAAAGCCACTGTATATAATTACCTTTCAGCATGGGAAAGCAAAGTAGGTACCTATGCCAAACGTTCCGGAGACCGCCAGGTACTTATGGGAAAAACAAAACCCTCACGCTCGTTTATTAAATCGGTATATGCAAGCTCCATTATATCTGTTGATGACCGTCAGCCACCATTCCAATATCAGAAAGGGAGCCGCCCTTGGTTTTATCTGGCTTACGATGATGCTTCTGAATGTTTCACCACCTGGGTATATGGAAAATCTAAAGAAGGGATCATCCTGGAGTTTTATCGCCAGATGGTACGTAATTATGCTGAGTGGGGTTTGCCTTTACCTGCCGAAATTGAGTGTGAAAGCTCACTTAACAGCTCGTATAAAAATACATTCCTTAAAGAAGGTGTTATGTTCGATTATGTGCGTATAGAGGCTAATAACGCACGGGGTAAAATAATTGAAAGAAAAAACGGTATGTTAAGGTACCAGTTTGAAAAAGACAAAAAGGGATGGATTGCACGTCCATTTGCAAAAAATGAAGCCAATCAGAAAGGCCCTGCAGAAATTCCTATTATTCCTTATGAAGATATTATTAATGAGTGTTTAAGGGATATTCAGAAAAATAATAACATGCCTCATTCTACGGATCCCACGAAAACAAGATGGGAATACTTTCTGGAAAAACAAAATCCAAATTTAAAACCAATCAACTGGAAAAGCATTATACCAATGCTCGGACATAAAACTCCTACAAGTTGTAATGCCGGTATTGTTTTACTAAATAATGGAAAATTCTTTCTGGGAGATAAAGGCGAAATATGTACCGGTGAAAAACTCATTAACCTGATGCGCATGGTTGAAGGTGAACAAATAGACGTGTACTGGCTTGATGATAATGATGGCAATATGCTTAAAGCTTATGCTTACATAGGTGAAAGCTACCAGTGCGAATTACTGGTTAAGCCTGAATACCATCGTGCTCAAATTGAGAAAACACCACAGTGCAGAATAAACGAAGAGCTTGTTGCAAGATATGTGGCCACTATTGAAGGTTATCAAAGCAAGGTTAAGAAAGGCATTGACAAGGTTACTGTCATTAATCATAAGATAGAAACACTCAACGATAAGTTTAAAGTACGTGAATTGGCTCAGAATGCCATTAAATCTGAAATATCTGAAAGTACAGAAGTCGAAATACTTGAAGATTACAATGAATTTGAAATGGTTTTCAACGAGTTTGAAACGCCGGTTAAAAGCACTTTAAAGGATAGGTTCTAATTAACAATTTAATATAAGGAGGAAAAACAATGAATTTACAAACACAATTTAAAGAAAAGGTAATGGCGGCCCTGCTCGAAGCTCGTAAAAACTTCGGTGGCTCTGATACTGCTTTTGCAAAACAGTTTCAAATACATAATTCTGTGTACAGCAGGTTAAAAGCAGGCTTTACAGAAGGACTGTTAAAGGATTCCCAATGGCTCAACATAGGCCGTGTGCTGGGTGTTACCCTTAATGACAAAAAATGGAATGTTGCACGTACTGAAGTATTCAACATCATTGAAGAAGAAGTATGTTTTTGTCAGCAGTTTTCTAAAGCCCGCATCTTTGTGGATGACTGCGGCATTGGCAAAACATTTTCGGCTAAATACCTGAGCCGTAACCTCAAAAACTGCTTTTATATTGATGCCAGCCAGGCTAAAAGCAAACATCAATTTGTACGCTTGTTAGCACGTACTTTGGGCGTTGATGAAAAAGGAAAATACATTGAAGTACTGGCAAACATCAAATACTACCTGCATGTACTGCCAACTCCGGTAATTATTATTGATGAAGCCGGCGATTTAGACTATAATGCTTTTCTTGAAATTAAAGAGCTGTGGAATGCTACTGAAAACGTTTGTGGTTGGTACATGATGGGAGCTGAAGGCTTTCGTGCAAAAATAGAACGCGGCATCAACAATAAAAAAGTAGGCTTCAGGGAGATATTCTCCAGGTTCTCAGAAAAATTCAGCAGTGCGGTACCGGTAGAACGCATGAGTCGAATAGACTTTTACAAAAAACTGATCATGGATGTGCTTTCGGTCAATACTGAAAACAAATCGCTGATACCCGGCATCGTAAATAAATGCCTTGTGCAACAGGATGGCAATATTGGCGGACTGCGCAGAGCTGAATCATTACTCATTCTTAACTCTTAGCAGTATGGCCAGAAGTCTCTCAATAGGAAATTTATACACAAAGAAGTTCAAAACGCTTCAATTGGATGGCGTTTGGACAGATGTGCTGGGCAAACCTGAATCAAATGGCGCATGGCTGATATGGGGCGCAGAAAAGAACGGCAAAACATGGTTTGCCCTGATGCTTGCCAACTGCCTTTCGGAAAATTCTAAAGTGCTTTACGTAAGTGCGGAAGAAGGCACAGGAAAGGCATTTGTAGAATCCTGCCAAAGAGCAGGATTAGACTCCGTAAACCGTTCTTTGCAGTTTTTGGAATACACACCGCTGGATGAACTCTGCACACGCTTAAACAAGCGCAAATCGGCTGATATCATCATTATAGATAATTGCACGGTGTATAAAGATGAACTGCAATACGGCAAGCTCAGGGAACTGCTGCATACTTACAAAGATAAGCTGTTTATATTCATCGCCCATGAGGAACGCAAAGAGCCTTACACTTCCCTGGCTAAACTGGTGCGTAAACTGGCAAAAGTGATTGTTTACGTAGAGGGGTTGGCTTGCAGGGTAAGCGGACGTGTACCGGGCGGCATGCTGATGATAGATGAATTTAAGGCAAAGCTTTATCATGGTGAAACCAATTAATATTAATACAAAAAGCACATCAAAATGAAAATAATAACCGAATATCAGACAAAACTCAATGCCGTAACTGCTGAGAAAAAACAAACCATGGAAAAGATTGTGGGGCTGATTGAAACAATAAACACCAAGATTGATAATGTTGAAATTTATATGAAACTGTGGGAAGAAAAGGACACCTGTTACAACCTCTTATCCAATCATACCAGGAATCAAAATTATTATCAACAAAAAATACAAAGCTTCTCATGAAAACACAAACAATAACCCGACAGGCCATTTATGAGCCTAACAAAAGCAAAATAACCTTTGTTTGCGATGGTAAACCTACGAACGGGTTTGTGGGCAACACAGCCTTTAAAAAGTTCATACAAGCCATGGCAGACCCAACTATCGAAGTAATAATTAAAGACACTACAGACATGGATAAATCACAATTAATAAGGCAGATGCACGGCTTATTAGCCAAAAAAGGACTGATGGACATTAAGCACGACATTGTAAGCCAGTACGGCGTTGAAAGTTCAAAAGACTTAACTATAGCGCAGTTAAATGAAATTATCAGCAATCTGCAAAAACAGGAAGTACGCCCCGAAGTGCGTAAAGAACGCTCTCTTGTGCTTACGTTGCTCGACAAATTAGGCATTAAAGGCAACAGTGAAATAGGATGGGATCATGTCAACAATTTTCTTAAAAATCCCCGTATTGCAGGGAAATCACTTTACGAAATGAGCCTTGAGGAGCTTGAGAACACCACCGGCAGATTAAGAATGATATTATCCAAAAAAACTATTTAAGCTATGGAAATACTTATAGTAACAGCCCTTACAGTACTGGGTTTATACTTTGTAATAAAGGAATCCCGTAGCGATGCAGCAGTATGCAAAAACTGCCATGAAAAAAGCATTACAGGCATTGTAAATTGCACCACATGTAAAGAATTCAATTATTAATAACCATCAAAAAAAACCAACAAAATGTTACAAAAAGTAAAAGACAAAATTTGGACTGACGAAAGCGGCAAACAAGTGCCGGTTGAATACGTCACCCTGGCAAACAGGCTCAAAGAGCGCCATGCCACTAAACTTCTTAATGATTCTAAAATTATCAACAAACGCCTACAGGACTTCAA